GCCTAGACGATTCTATTCCTCCTCTTCTTCTTCCTCCTTTATAGGAGAGAGAACAGTAGAAGGATAAAAATCGTTTTTGGATAATAGATTCCTTGGTTTAGAAAAGTCAAATCTAGGGGAAAAACCTCTAGGCTTTTCTCCAAATGCATCTTTATCTAAGTATTGATTCTCAAACTTAATAAAATGAGAATCAACCTTAAACTTAGGATTATGGATTTCCTTTATAAAATCAAAGATTTTCAAAGGATTATCCAACTTGGAATTTTCCAAATTAATATCCTTAAAATTATAAAATTTTAAAGATGTCAATTTAGAAATCAACTCCTCCCTATGTTTAAGTAAATCAGATAGATCTAAATCTAAAAATTTCTTTGATGAAAAAAATTTCTTTTTATCAAAATTAAAATCATTAAGATAAGATCATTCGTACTTAGCAAGGAATAAATGAGATACCATATCATTGGTTAGATCCATATCTAACCCTTGATGAAGTAACTTCAAATTAGGATATTCTCCGTTCTTTTCAGTAAAGAAAATAGAAGAGAAACTACTAATACCAACCATCATCTTTTGAACTTTTAAAAACAAGTTTAAAGAAGAAGTTGGTAATACCACTTTAGATGATATAATATCACTAAAAGGTATTTTAAAGAAACCTCCTTCATCTGTAAGGATAGTATCTAAAGTTTTAAGATCAGGTGATGTTATAATATTATAACATATCTGAACTCGATTTTTTAGAATACTAGTACTCCTAATTTGATTCACGTATTTTACAATATCGTGTATCACCACAGATTTAAAGGTATCAGCATTTAATTCTGAATGAAATCGTTCCTCTTTAGGTAAAATAGATATATCAAATTTATCTTTAACAAGATAATTGAATACTACTTTCATAATGAGACCCGGTTTCAGTCAACTAATATCTCGTCCAAAAAAAGCTTTAGGATGTTCCCTAGATGAAATCAAAGATAATACATCAGAAATTCTAATGATATTATTTTGAAACAACTGAGTTACAAATCCAACCATAGGGTATATCCGATCTATAGATTTATCTTTAGATCTTCTATTTCCTATAATTAGCAATTTAAAGAGATTTTTTCCTCATTTATTATTTATTAAACGAGTTGTTACTGCTAATCTTCCAAAGAAATTATTAGACATTAATAATTCCTTAAAAGATAAAGGAGAAACATCCTTCCCATAAAAGGAAGTCCGTTTAGCAAATTCTAAAACAGGAAGATCTTTAGAAATTATAGATTTCGATAAGTTAATAGAAATACCAAGATTATTACATAATATTTGGTATTCTCTAGCTATATCAGGATCATATAAACTAAGATCATCTCCTAGGACCAGATATTGATCATACCAATCACCTCTCTTAACTTTATTTAACTTGGTAGCTAAATATTGAATCATCATATGATGAGTCAAATTTAACATAGCCCAAGAAGATAAAGCACCCATAGGTTGCCCTACAGTATATCGAAGATTCTGAGAAGGAATATTATAATCGTTTGTTGGGATAAAATAATCCCTAGAAACTAAAATAGTACTTCAAAGATAACCAACATTATGACCAAAAAGACTATTTAAAATAGTTGATTGGGATATAACTGGTAATCTATCAGTAGCAGCACTTAAATCAAAACCATAAGAACAATTATATTTCAAGGACAAACCTTGAGCATATAAAAATCCTTTGTTTTGATCATGAGTAAAATCATTAGGAATTTGTCTGAATAAATCAAACAAAACCTTATGTAAAGGGGCGAACAATGATTGAGTAATAACATCAACCATCGCGAACACTCTTAATTTACCAGCTGCCTCTTCTTTAAAAGAAAGGCTTCCTAAATGACCTTTACTATCACTAGGACCGTGTATAGAAAATTTAAATTTTAAATATTCTATATTTTGGAACAAAGTGATAATATTTTTAGAATTAGTGATTTCCAAGTACCTATTAACACTTTCAAACAAGATCTCATCCTGCTTGAGAAGTCAATAGGCACTTAGTAATCTAGTATAACTTACAGATCCTAAAGGAGAAGATTTAACTAAAGGTAAAATCTTAGTTACAATCAAATCCTTAATATTCAATTTGGAAAATTTTGTTAAATAAATGGAACTATTATTAGTTAACCATCAAGTAAAATCATCCCGATGAATACCAGATCCAGAAAAATTATCTGTAATAGTAGATAACTTAGGAGAAAAAGGAACTTTAATTATTCTATATAAAGAAAATATAGATAAATAAAGCCTTATTATCCTAAGACTTCCATTACAAATCGAGGCCCTGTC